TAGGTCGCTTAGAAGACCCGCGCCCTGTGTCGCCATGCCCAAGAAATCTGCTGTCGGATTTCTGAACTGCGGCGTAATCTGCTCACTACCAACAGTACCGCCTGCAACTGTTGCCATGTAATCACGCAACTTTTGCTGTGGTCTGTTCTGCTCAAACTGGAAGCGTTCGATATCTGCCGCCAACTCAGCCTGTGACTGAGCCTCTCTTGCACCGCCGACACGCATCAATGTCTCAAGGTCTGCCATGCCAAACTGACGCGCTGCTGGAGCCTGCTGGATAGCTGCTTGTTGTGCTTCATAGGCATATGGAGCTAGTGCTTGTCCTAATGCAGCCTGCTGGTAGCCTGAGCCATAACGACCAGCTTTAGCGGCCTCGGCCTGTACCTGCTCAATAACTGGACGGAATGCCGCTGCCTGTAGCGGGTTAGTACCCATCAGGTTCTGCATCACAACATCTTGTACGCCTTTGATGAAGGGGCTACCAGTAATGGCTTGGTCTCTAATGCCGGATAAAGCCATATCTGACTCTGGCGAAAAGCCAACAGTAGTCTGACCAGGATAATATTGAGGCTGTGCTGAAGAAAACAAGTCTTTTGCTTGTGATAGCCCATACTCAAGGAATGGCTTTGCGTACTCTGGTGGGTTCACCATCGTATTGATTGTTCTTGTGCTACCGCCGCCTTTGCTCATCTTATATTTCCTTTGTAAGAACTACGGACGATGCCTTGTAGTCTTCTAGCTGTCTTTCCCAGCCTTTACGTCCGATGATTTCCATGCCGCTACAGCCAAGACCTCTAGCCCATTCGGCAATCTTCTTTTCAGCTTCTAAAAGCTCTTCCATTTCTCCACCCGCAAGCCAGATACGGCATACAGACATTTGCGGATAATCAATTATCTCAGTCACTATAACAGAATTTGCAAGCGGAAAGAACTGTGCTTGTCCATTCTTTATAGCGTCAAGCACATCTACAGATGTATGACTTCCGCCAGTATAGCCCAATGCGGCATCAATATGATGCGCTAGGCGTTCAAATTCATCCAATAATGAGGTACGCAAACCGTGCATCGTGTCCTGAGTTCTGATAGTTGATGACCATAGTACCGGTTGTGCTGGTGCTATCAATGTATGGGTTGTGGTGCCAAGGGTCGTGGTCAACGCCGGTAAAAAACACTAGGCTGGAAGTTGAATAGCGCGGCTCCTGCACAGTGGTCTGCGTTGTGTGTGACGGAAACGTAACATAGCCAATGCTGTTTAACCCGCCGTTAATGGTACGGTTTAGCACCTCAGCAATCTCACGAGTTGTTGCTGTGATGGGGTTTAGTACCCTAAAGTTTGTGACACGTTCTGTAGTTGTCATCGTCTGCCTATCTGCCGCGCTTCAATGTCTATGCCCTGCGCCTTTTCCCAATTTGGCTCCATAGTTACCCTAGCTCTATGATATCTGCCTTCTGCTCTAAATGGAGAAAAACCCTCACCATTCACCGCAACTTGGCTTGTATATGTGACAGGTAATAACTGATTGTTTCTAGTTCCTATCTCAATAAACACCTCAATGCCTTCATAGTATGGGTACACTCTTGTCACAATGCCATGCTTACCCATAGATAAGGCTGCTTCACCTGTTTCTATTGTTCCACGCAAAACATCTCCGGTAAATGTGCCTAGCCTATTACCTAAAGCTCCACCAAAGAAAAACTCTCCACCACGGAATAGCTGGCTATCAAGGACACTACTTAAACCATCAAGAGTGGCAGACAAATTGTCCAAGCCGTCTACGGTGTATCCAGCACTAAAGAACGGTGCGATGAAATCAACAGTGACTTCAGCAATAGACCAGCGATTTAACGTATAGTTGTATATCAACAGCTTATCAGGCTCTCCAGTAACACTGGAATTGCTAGGATAAGACCAAACAGCAATCTGATTTAGTGGGTCTACAGAAGCGGTAACTCTGTTTCTGTATGCTGCGTTGAAATCGTTAAAAAAGAACTTGTCTATTTTTTCGTTTCCAATAGGTATACTTTTTTGACCGTCAAAGGCATGAAAACCATTGTCAGAAAGATAAAATACCGTAGAGCCATAGTTACACACCGAACCAGGCAAGCTGCACCCGCGCTGACTTTCAACCTTGTCAAACTGCCAGATAAGTGGTGGGCCAGTAAACGTGGCTCTAAAGATAGCTCTTTCACAAAGAATGGTGGCATACTCACCGCCTACCAAGCCTGTAATAGCGCCAGAATCCGGCAGGTCTTGGAAATCAGACTGGTCGATGCCAGGTGTCCAGCTAGTAATGTCGTTAAATCCAGACCAAACGCAACGGTAAGGAATGCGCCCTGAGCCTTCGTCTACATTTGCTGTCCAGACAAAATCACGAACAACAGCAGAAAAATCAGCATTTGGAGCATCGCCAGACAAATCGCTAAACGCTGTATCTGTTCCTAACTGCCACTTTTGAATTGGCGTAGCTACAGAGCCAGATGCAATAACATAGTTACCAAACTGAGAGAATCGCCACTGAGCGTTTGCGTTTACGGAATAACCACCGGCTTTGCTTATGTCTACTAAATTAGACGTAGAAGCCACAAAGTTGTACAGCTTAGAATTATCGCCAGCAAACAATTTAATGTTACCGCTGTTATCCTTAGCTGCAAAAATGCCTTTAATAGTCCCTGTTGCGGGATTGCTATAAGTGACAAAGCTGTTTACTGGACGATACCCATAAGATGCAGGAATTACATTATTTGCAATTGTAACGCCTGGATTTGAGTGGTCTGGCTGGTCAGGTAGCCATTCTCCAAACTGTATCATTGTGCTGCCCAACTCGTGCTAGATGTTATTGGCTGTTGCGCCCAAACTTCACTGCCCACTGTCACTGTATACCAAACCTCTGTTCCAACAGGAATAATTGACCATTCCTCGCCAATAATCTTGGCTTTTGTTGCTTGCGAAAATACAAGCGGTGATACTGATGCGCCATCATATATAGCGCGAACAAAGCTTGTAGATTCAATTTCCATATCAGCCGTAGCTGCCATCAATGTAACAAAGTTAGAACTTGATGTGGCTGACATTTCAATATTAACGCTAGCAGCAATCTGTCTAACACGAGTTCCATCCAGTGCGGCAGTGCCAACAGCATTAACTAATGCCTCAAATGGACGAACTCTTGTAAACGCGCTTGTGGACGTTGCTAAAGCCTCTACAGAAGCTACAGCAGGTCTTATACGCTCTGGGGTGCTAGAGGCCGATAGTGACGCTTCTACGCTTGCTGAAACGCCTTTTAATCTCACACTGTCAGAGGTGGCTGATGAAGATATGTCTGCTGAACCTTCAGCAACCTTAACCTCAAGAGATAGTGTGTCTAGTGAGCCATAGTCCCAATTGTCTAAAGCACCCCAACCATCCATATGGTCTAAGGCAACAGCCGTCCAATCAACTCTATCACCTACCGTGTCTACAGTAAACGATAGGCTGTCTAGGGTGGCTGTTAGCCTGTCGAGTGGTGCTGTTGTTGACATTGGCTAACTTATGCTGCCGTAATGTCCATGTCGCCTGTAGCAATCTTCAAGATATCGCCGGTATCAATAACCTTGCTTGCGGTCAAAGCACCGTGAATAAGAAGGTTGCCGCTACTAGACGCATCAAACAGTCCAAAATGACTTACTGTTCCCCAGCTACCAGACGCAGCCGGAAACTCAACAGCAGCATTGTTGCTAGCTACCGCTGAAGCCGCTGCACCAAAGGTAATAGCCACACGAGCATAACCATTGCCAGTAAGCTCTATTCCGCTATTGTCATCGTTGAATGAGCCAGTAGACAGGCCAACATAGACGTTTGATGGCATTGTGTATGCGCCAGTGCCAAGGATGTGGTCGAGAATCTCGTTCTCTAGGTAGTCAGACATTGCAGACATAGTTTATTTCTCCGCTGTTGCATTCTGCCGCATATAGGCAGATTTGGTTTGTAGTGAGCCAGTACCGTAGTGTGAACGCTCCTCGTCAATACGAACTTCGTTTATACCACGAGTGAACTTTTCATCATACTGTGCGGCGCGTGTCTCATCTAGCAAGTAAGCATATGCCTCAGTCAAAGCACCATAAAGATACAGGTCAGGAGAGCGCAAAAAAAGTATCGGTGTGCTTGTAGGCGAAATAGCGTCTACAGAGCCAACATATACAATTTCAGCTACATAGGCGCTGTCTGGCACAGGACGTAGTTTCATCTCTTTGCCGACAATGCTGTAGCCTAAAGGCTTTCCAAGGCCGTTACCTGAGTATGTGCTGTCTAGTGATGATGGGCTGGCATAGTTAAGGACTGTGATTGGGCTAGTATTTAGCTTAACCTCACGCACTTCACGCAAATCTGTAGGCAAAGCAATGTACTCATCGCCAGAAACTAACGTAGCCTGCACTCGCTTTTCCTGCTCACGAGTTTCTAACTCACGATTAATACGAGCCTCTGCAAGCTGAATAAAATCAGGTATGACAGCAGTCATATCATCACGAGCCAAAAAGTTTTGGATAGCCGTTTGCAGTTGTGCGTAAGAAGAAATAGCCATTAAATGTTACCGCCACCTGTTCTAAATGCTCGGTTGTCGCTGCTATTCAGCCACTCCTTCCAAGCCTTCGGGTTTTCGCTAGGCTTGCCCAACGTCTTCAATAGGTGATGATACACTACATTGGGTATTTCTGCCACATGCTGAACATGCTTCTGTGTCCCAATTAGGTCGCCCTTGCGCCAATCATCACTCATCTGCTTATTAAT